AGCGCGGAGCAGCTGCCACAGATGCAGCAGGTGCGTATTAAAGGCCAGATGGTATGGGACAGCACCGACCTTGACGAAGCCATCGACGCGCTTATCGTGAAGTATTGCGGCGGGGCGAATGCGCAACCCGCTGCGCCGGTACAGACGAACCAACCCGACACTTACGACGATATCCCGTTCTGACTATGAAGCACGCAAAAATCGAAGCAGGACAGCTGACCTTCACAGACGGGCGCTTTTACCCGCACCCGGAAACAGGGGCGTGGATTCCATCGGTGACGACCGTATTAGAGGCGGCACCGAAACCGTATGCGCTGCTGCAATGGATGAAGGAGCAGGGCAGCAAGACAGATGAGGTAATAGCAGCGGCGGGCCGGCGCGGTACGTCCGTGCATACCATGACGGAGCGCTATGACCGGGGCGAAGAGGTGACGCTATTCAACCCGGACGGCTCACCAGCCTGCACCCTGGAAGAGTGGGCCATGTTTGAGCGGTTTGTTGAGTTTAGTCGTGGTCGGCTGGTGCAATGGTCTGAAATCGAAACGCGCTATGTCGGGCATGAGTGGGCCGGTACCGTGGATCGGGTCGGCTATGTGGAAGGCGTGGGTCATTGCATCGTGGACATTAAGACAAGCAATGGCATATGGGAAACGTATTGGCAGCAGCTTGCCGCATACCACCACCTTGTAAGGGCGGCGCGATCGGCTGACAAGCACGCGATACAAGCCGTGTGCATCCTATGGCTAAATGCGAAGACACGCAGCGAAGGCCGCAAGGGCGCGATACAGGGCAAAGGCTGGCAGCTGGTTACATTGCCTGTCGGGCCTGAGCTGACAACGCACCTTGAGCTATTCATGGCATACCGCAAGGTATGGGAGGCGACAACGACGGCCAAAGAGCCTAAGCAGACAACGTATCAGCTGGCGCATAGGAAGGAGGGCGGAAATGGATAAGTTTTGGAGAAACCTCGATGGAGATTTGGCATGGTGCAGGGGATTAAATAGTACAACTATTGTACGTAATTCATCTATCTTATCACGCATATCTTTTATGGATTATGAATCGGGAAGATCCGGAATAAACATAGAATGCACCCGCGAAGAGTTCACAGCCGCCGCGCTGCAAGTGATTGACAAGCTGAAAGCGCAGGGTATCGACATCGGCACAGACTGGCTGCCGAAGTGGGAGCCGAAGCCGGGGGAGGTTGTGTGCGCGTGGGATACTCGAGACAGTGAAGGTTTTATCGTTGCAAAGTTTGTCAGCAAAAGCGATGGAATCTTTCCATACACTTTGAGCAACAATTACGCTTATCAATACATCGCCCCATTCACCGGCGAAATTCCCGAGCCGTTTAAAAGCCGATGGGCTGCTGAAGCGGAGAAAGGAGGCGAGCAATGACCCTGCCTAAACTGACCCCTGAGCAGCAGTTCGACCGGATGCGGCAAAATTACGGCGTAGAGTGGCCGGTGCTGCTGCCCGGCGACGACATCGAGACCGACGTTATGTTCACCGTCACCATACAGGGCGGCGAGGTGATGGACATAACGCACGCTTACGGGGTGGCGCTTGATTCGTTCCTTTCCAACTACCGCGAAGAAATCGAAGGCGAAGCGATGGAGCAATGGTACACCGATCGTGCCGACTGGATCGAGTGCTACAACGAGCGCAAGGCGGAATATCAACGGGCGGTTAAGGATTGAGGACATGGCGAAACCGATATTTTTACTATTGCTGCCACGCGATACCAGTATGGAAAAGGTCGCAAAAACGCAGGAGCTGTTATATAAAGAACTTGACGGCTATCACATAGTGCTACTACCAAACCCGAAGAATGAAATAAAGGTGCAGGTATTGAGCGAGAAAGGCGGGCGCGAGATTGACATCGACGCACTTACGGAGACGGTGAAGGAGGCACTGAGGGTGTGGGATTTCTGAATGAGGCGAGAGAGCTTGCGAAGAAAGGCGTATCAATACAGCTATCTACTGCCACAAGAGATGCAGTAAACGGGTATGGATGGCATACCGTCTATTTTCTGAAGGCGTTTAAGTTTGTTGAGTTTTGCCCGTTATGTAGGGACAGGCACGGTGTAGATTTTAAAGAGGACGGGGCCGGACATCAGCACAAGCACAGGCGCGAACAGGTGCAAATTTTGGACGGTTTTTACATGGAAGAAATTTGGCTTATTGACGCAATTCAAAACCTAAACGACCAATGCAGCTAAGGGACTATCAAAACGACATCGCGGGGCGTGCGGCAGAGATGCTGCGCACCCGTGGTGTATGTTACCTGTCGATGCAGGTGCGGACGGGCAAAACATTTACGGCCATGCACGCTTGCTCGTTGTACGGTGCGAAGCGCGTTTTATTCGTGTCGAAGCTAAAGGCGCTTGGAACGGTGCAGGAGCCGGGGTCAATCCGCATGGATTACCAGGTGATGCAAGGCGCGGGCGCGGGCTATTCGATTGAGTTTATCAACTGGGAAAGCCTGCACAAGGTACAGGCGCCGGAGGGCGGTTATTGCGTGGTCATACTTGACGAAGCGCATACAATGGGCCAATATCCGCGCATGAACCAACGGACGGAGCAGGTGAACGCAATACCCGCCGGGGCGCATCTGCTGCTGTCGGGAACTCCGACGCCGGAAAGTACGTCGCAACTATTCCACCAGTTCCGTGCTACCGGGCGCGGGCCGTGGGAGCAATACCGCAACTTCTACGATTGGCATAAGGTGTACGGAGAGCCGTGGGAACGATATATCAACGGGCGCATGGTGAAGCAATACAACCGATGCAAGGACACGGCGGTGCTTGACGATGCAAAGCGCTACATGATCAGCTACACGCAAGAGGAAGCCGGGTTTAAGTGCGAGGTAACAGAGCGCGTGGAGACGGTACCTATGCCATCGCATATTGCGACGGCTATACGGCTGCTGCGACGTGATAAGCTATTTCACACCAAGAGCGGCGATATGGTTGTGGCGGATACGGCGGTTAAGGAGATGCAGAAGATACACCAGCTATGCGGCGGTACGGTGATAACCGAAAGCGGCGAGCGGATAGTGGCGGACCGGTCCAAGGCCGAATGGATTAAGGCGAACTGGAGCGGCAAGCGGATCGCGGTATTTTACAAATACCAGGCGGAGCGCGAAGCGCTGGAAGCGGTGTTGGGCTATGGTGCTGCCAGCCCTGAAGGGTTCGCGGCTTTGGAAGGCCCGTCTTTGATTCTGCTGCAAATTGCCAGCGGGCGCGAAGGGGTGAACCTAAGCACGGCGGATGCGCTGATCATGTATAACATCGATTTTGCGGCGGTCAGTTATTGGCAGGCGCGGGCGCGGCTCCAGTCTTTGAACCGGGCTACGCCGGCCCTTGTGATATGGCTGCAATATCAGGGCGGGATTGAGGCAAAAATACTGGCGGCCGTGCATGAAAAGAAAGATTATACATTGCAGCATTATCGAAAGGACTTATTTAGCGTTTAGGATTGGGAAAAGCAAACACACACAGAAAAAACTACCACACAATGGAAAAGAAAATTCTCGAAAAGCACGTCCAGACGGACTGCGTCAAGTGGCTGACCGCTCGCGGGTGGCTTGTCACTAAAATGGGCCTGAACTCAAGTCGCGGATGGCCCGACCTTTTGGCCCTGCGAAACGGGCAGGCGGTGTTCATCGAAGTGAAGCGGCCCGGCGGTGTACTTGCGCCGCTTCAGGTAGAGATGGCGAAGCGATTGCACCGGTCCGGGTTCGTGGTGCTTTGTATTGACGATGTGAAACAGTTGGATGGGATTGATTTGCTCAGATGAAGCACGGTTCATTATTTTCGGGCATCGGCGGTTTCGATTTGGCTGCTGAGTGGATGGGTTGGGAAAACGTATTCCATTGCGAGTGGAATCCATTCGGGCAAAAAGTTTTACATCATTACTGGCCTCAGGCCATTCAATACCATGACATCACACAAACAGATTTCACTATTCACAGAGGAAGAATTGACATCCTCACAGGAGGATTTCCGTGCCAGCCCTACAGCATGGCCGGAAAGCGGCTCGGAAAAGAGGATGAACGCCACCTATGGCCGGAGATGCTTAGAGCAATACGAGAGATTGCCCCGCGCTACGTCGTGGGGGAGAACGTTCTTGGCCTCACTAATTGGAACGGGGGAATGGTATTCGACGAGGTGCATTCTGACCTGGAAGCTGCGGGTTACGAAGTCCAGGCCGTGGTTATACCTGCGGCGGCGGTCAATGCCCCGCACGGAAGGGATAGGGTTTGGTTTGTTGGAAGGCGAATTGCTACCGACACCGATAGCGGGCGATTGGAAAGGACAACTTCGCTCGGACGGAACGGCGAATATGTTGAGCGGGAAGGCGAGTTTGGGCTTGCTGCCGACACCGACAGCAATGGACAGCACAGGCGCAACAGCGAACATGAAGTCTTCGCAAGTGAAGGAAGGCTCGATGCACTCGGTGACATTGGCACGGGCGGTGAACATGGGCTTGCTGCCGACACCGAGGGCGGGGAAAATAACGGGAACGGACAGAGCGGATTTCTCACCGAGTCTGCCGGGCTTGATGAACATGGGCTTACTTCCGACACCGCAAGCAGCGGATGGCGGCAAGTTAGGCGGCTTGGAAAATCAGGATTCGCTGACCAAAATGGCGAGATTGGAAACTGGCAAAACTTCCCAACTCAATCCCCGATTTGTGGCGGAGATGATGGGCTTTCCCGCGAACTGGACGGAATTACCTTTTCAAAGTGGCGTAACGAATCAATCAAAGCCTACGGAAACGCAGTAGTGCCGCAGGTGGTTTATCAGATTTTTAAAGCTATTGCGGCCATAGACAGACAGGAGGTGAATCTATGAACGACGGACTAAATCGCATCGTAATTGACGCCAACAAGCGGGCGGTGCAGCCGTGGAAGCGGTGGCAGACTGAAGCCATGCCGGCGGATGAATGGGAGCGGCAAAAGGCCCATGCGAAAGCAGCCGGCGAGGCTGTTATCTGTGGCGCCATTAGCGGGTCGCTGGAGGTCATCGACGTGGATTTGAAGTACGACACAGACGGCCATGTAAGGGCGTCGCTGTTTCCGGCTATCCCTGAAGCGATACGCACGCGGCTGCTGGTCATCGAAACGAAGTCCGGCGGCTGGCACCTGTACTATCGGTGTCCTGTCATTGCTGGTAACATGAAGCTGGCACAGCGGCACACAACCGAGGCGGAGCAGAACGGCAACCCTAACGACAAAGTGCGGGTGTTGATTGAAACGCGGGGCGAAGGCGGATATGTCGCAGCGCCGCCGACGGAAGGGTATAGTGTGGTGAGCGGCGACGTTATCCCTGATTTAACGCCTGAAGAGCGCGAAACGCTGCTGGAGGTATGCCGGTCGTTCAATACCTACATTGAAGAACAGCGGGAGCCGACGGCGGGAGTTGTAAGCGGATCGGCAGGGGCGGCGACGCAGTACAGGAAAAGCCCGTTTGACGATTACAACGAGCGCGGGCGGGAGGATATGGTCAGGCTGTTACAGGAGTCCGGATGGACGATCGTAGCCCAGCGCGGGCCTAAGGTTGTGTTCAAGCGTCCGGGGCAGTCGGACAGCCCTTCGTCGGGCGACTATCACACCGAGCTGAACCTGTTTTCAGTCTTTACAACCTCCACTCAGTTTGAGCCGGGCAAGGGCTATAGTCCGGCGGCGGTATACTGCCTGCTGGTATGCGGCGGTGACTGGAAAGCCTGCTATCAGTCCCTTGTGAACGAGGGTTACGGCGAAAAGCGAACACCACAGCGAGAGCGGGCGGCAAAGGTAGCGCGGGAACTGGTGCAGGAGGGTATGGATGAGCTGGACGTGGTTCGTCATGTGGCTAAGGCGGCGGGCGTGGATATGGCGCAGGCTCAGGCCATAGTGAAGGAAGCCAGCGCGGCCGATGATATCGGCGCGTTTTGGAAGGTATCCGAGCGCGGGACGGTGAAGATCGATCCGCACGCGCTGTACCGCTGGCTGCATTACGAACAGGGGTTTGGCCTTTATTGGATTGATAACGATCACGGGAAAGAGTACCGAATTGTTCAGGTTCAGTCGAAGGTCATGCGCGAGGCGACGCGGGAAATGCTGATTAAAGCGGTGCGGGGTTACCTGGCAGAATTACCCGACATGGTGGGAGATGTGATGCGCTCGGACATCGAGCGGGAATTCATGGAAAGTTCAACAAAACTATTCAGCCCGGTCATGATGGAACACCTTGAAAGGCACGAAGCGCGGCCATTGCAGCACAGGGTAGACGTGGCGTATTTCCCTTTTAAGAATGGGGTGGCAGTAGTCCAGGGCGGGCAGCAGACGCGGGTAATTCCGTACAACGAAGCGCCGGGCCATATATGGGAAAGGCACATCATAAAGCACCGATTCGACCCTGATGCCGATATCGTGTTTGGGCTGGATGACTGCGTTTTTTACAAATTCGTGCGGTGCGTGTGCGGCCATGACGAAGCTAAAACGGCTTATGCCATGCAGCTTATCGGGTATATGCTTCACCAGTTTAAGCACCCGGCGCGGTCATGGGCTGTCATCTTGTGTGAAGAGACAGACGACGAAGACCAGGGGGGCGGCACAGGTAAGGGGATATTCTTCAAAGGGGTGTCAGAGATGGTGCGCACGGTGTTGCTGGATGGCAAGAACTTCAAGCTGGATAAGGGATTTGCGCTGCAACGGGTGGAGATAGATACGCAGTTTGTGGCCATTGAAGATTGCCGGCGCAGCGTGGATTTTGAGGGATTTTACTCGATGATTACCGAGGGTTTGACCATTGAAAAGAAGAATCAGCAGGAATTTTACATACCCTACCAACAGGCACCTAAGTTCGGGTTCTCGACTAACTACACGGTCAATATTAACGGCAACCACGGGGCGCGGCGGGTTAAGATTCTTGAGTTTAGTCCCTTCTTTGGCAAGCACAGGACGCCGGCGGATCACTTCGGGCATACCCTTTTTAAAGATTGGGATGCGGACGAATGGAACCGTTTTTACAATTTTATGACATTTTGCTGTTATCAGTACCTTGTCAGCGGTGTAACCCATGTTGAAAGCTCTGAAAGCCTTATCAGGAAAAGGATTCGGCTGGAATGTGGGGAGGCTTTCAGTGATTGGTGGGGTGAGTTCGTCGGTAAGATCGAAGACGGCGAGGCTTACCAATTCGGCGCGATGTACGACGATTTTTGCAGCCAACAGGGCGTAAAAGATGAACAAAAGACCAAGACAAGGTTCGGAACGTCGCTCAAAAAAGCGGCTGAGTTATTCGGGTTAGCCCTGAGTATTGCAAAAAGTGGAGCAAAAAGAGTTTATGTTTTCAAAAAAAGTTGAACAAGTGGACGTGGTGGACGTGGTTTGGACGTGGTTTAAAACTAAACCATTCCCGCGCTGCTATTGGGTTTGGACGAGGTTCCGAGGTTTTTCCTTAATTCCTTTGTACAAAGAAAAGTTTTTCTCGTGTATAAGGAGAATAAGGGAAACCGATAAACCACGTCCAACAGGTCAGCCTCGTAATAACGTTAAACAAATGGATAAACCAAATTCAAAACGCTGGGCATGGGTAACACCACGAACCCGGGAGCGCAAGACAGCGCCGGAAGGTTCCACATACGGGAACGATTCCAGGTACAACCGCAAAGCATGGTTAACGCTCAGGGCGCAGGTGTTGCAAGCCGAGCCGCTGTGCCGGGAGTGCAGCAAGCGCGGCCGAGTAGAAGCAGCCGCGATGGTGGATCACATCGAACCGGTGACAGCGGGCGGTGCGTTCTACGATTGGGACAATCTTCAGCCGCTGTGCAATTCGTGTCACGCAAAGAAATCAGCTTGTGAAGGAAATGCGAAAAAAAGAAAAAACGCATTATAAGCGATTTAAGCGCATGAAAAACAAAAAAGGTATCTATACCCCACTTTACAATTTCGACCCCGTAGGGGGTCTAAAAAGCCCCAAAAAAGGCCTACGTAACTCGCGGCCCCTTTTCTGCACACTAAGCCACTTCAGGGGTATTTTTTAAAAACAACAAAACCCAAACAAAAGATGCCACAACCACGCAAAATACCGCAAACATTAAACAAACCAATTAACCAGCGCAAGGCGGCTGCGAAGTTACCCGACGCAATTCCCATCGACCCGAACACAATCACCCCGCCGCCGGGCAAGTCGCAAGAATGGCTTGACTTTTTCTGGGAAGTGATAGAAATCAGCAAAGCGCTGGGTACCGATTCATGGTCAGACCTGCGATCAGTCTGCGAGTTCTGCGACGTGTTCGAGGAAGTGCAGCGCTTGAAGCGAAGCCTTACCGGCCCGGATGGCGTGGAACGCTACACGGACATCGGCAGCACGGGCCAGCCAGTAGTCAGCGCCAATTACAAAGCGTTAAACAATCTTCGTGTATTATTCCACAAAATGTTAAACGATTTTGGAATGACGCCACGCGGTAAAGCCTACGTTCACGACAAACGCAAGAACCCGGTGAACAAGGCGCAAGCCCTAATTCAGGCGCTCGACTTATGACCAGCAAACCGGCCACACCTGAGACGGCTCTTGAATACGCCCGCGACATAACGACTGGCAAAAGGTCAGCGTGCGAGCTGGTGCGATTGGCCTGCCAGCGGTTCCTTGACGAGCTATCCGACCCGCCAACAGGGTACACCTACGACGAGCGCAAAGCCTTACGGGTGCTGCGATTTGTGCAGCTGATGAAGCACACGAAAGGGCCAATGGCCGGCCAACCGTTCCACCTGGAACCCTGGCAAGCCTTTCTAATCTGCAACGTATTCGGCTGGGTTGATGGCGAAGGGCTGCGCCGATTCACTAAGGTGCTGCTTACGGTGCCGCGCAAGAATGGTAAATCCACCGTCGCCGCCGCGATCGCAAACTATATGCTGATTGCCGACGGCGAAGCCAGCGCCGACGTTTATACCGCCGCGACTAAGCTTGACCAAGCCCGCATCATTTTTGACGAGGCTTACAGGATGGCTGAAGACAGCCCGTTCAGGGAACACATGAAATTTGCCAACAGCCAGAACCTGAAATATCTGAGATACGAGCGCAGCGAATTGCGGCCGCTGGCAAGCCAAGATAAAACGCTCGACGGGCTGAACCCGCACGCGGTGTTCATTGACGAATACCATGCACACAGAAACGACGACCTGTTTAACGTGCTGCTTACCGGCATGGGCGCACGGACGCAACCGCTGATGTTCACCGTCACAACCGCCGGGTTTGACAAAAACAGCCCGGCCCTGAAGTATCAGGGCTACTGCGAAAAGGTAACCCGCGGCTTAATCGAAGACCCGAACACATTCGCGCTGATCTACACCATTGACGACGGCGACGACTGGACATCGGAAACAACCTGGCGCAAAGCAAACCCGAATTACGGCGTATCCATTCTGCCTAAGAAGTTCAAACAGGATTTGCGCGAAGCCTTAGAAATTGGCCATAAAGAGGTAGAGTTTAAAACAAAATACCTGAACATCTGGACGGACACCGCCGCCGCCTGGATCCCCGACCGGGTATGGATGGAAGGCGACCGCGCCCGGCCCTTCACCGAGGCCGACCTTGCAGGGGCGAAATGTTACGCCGGACTTGATCTTGCAGCCACCGGTGACTTCACCTGCTTTGCCCGGGTGTTCGATAAGGACGGCCAGCTGTACCTGTTGCCTACGTTTTTCCTTCCCGAAGAAACGATTGCCAAACGCACAGACCAGACCGGCGACGCTATCCGCGACTGGGTGCGCCGTGGGCTTATTGAAGTCATGCCGGGCCGGACGGCTGACTACAGGTTCCTGACTAAGTACATTCAGGACGCGCACGCCCGACACCCTATCGAGTGCATAGCATTCGACCGCTTCAACAGCTCGCAACCTGTGGCAGAGTTAACCGAGGCTGGAATGGAGATGGTACCTTTCGGCCAGGGCTATGTAATGATGAACGCCCCGACCCGCGAGCTTGAGCGCCTCGCCCTTAATGGCAACCTGCGCCACGGCGCAAATCCTGTCATGCGCTGGCAGGTGGGAAACGTAGTCCTTACCAAAGACCCGGCCGGAAACGTGAAGATGGACAAAAGCCGATCAGCCGACAAGATAGACGGCCCGGTTGCCGCCGCTATGGCCGTCGGCCTGTGGATGGACAATATGATGACCAGCAGCCCGGCTGAATTCTGGGCTTTATAAACCAACCTTAAAAACACACACATGAGAAACCTATTTATCCGCGACGAGTTCATCGATGAGTTCCACGCGCAATTGCCAAAGCACCCGACCTACGAGCAAGCCTATGAGGCGACCGAAGACCTGTGCCAGCAGCAGAACGGCCGCCGCCGGTATGCGAACTGGGACAGCTTCCGCCAGGTGCTGCACCGCTACCTTAAAAACCGTATGACGAAAAAATGACAAAAATCATCTTGACACGACACAGGCAATGGTAATACTTTTGAAACCATGAAAACAACACGAAACAATCGCCGCATTTTCACCGACATCAAAATGACCGGCTACGGTCATTGGGCAGTAACCATGCCCGTGTACGGTAAGGACTTTACATTCACAACGACTGACAGCAGCGCCATCGACGACTATCGCGACACAGACAGCGAGCGCCGTATGGCCAGCGGCTACCGCGCCCTGCGTGCCGAGTGCATGAGGGTTTGGCGGAGCCGCCGCTCAAGATAACCCCGTATGCTGTCGCAGGAGACCTGCGAAGCGGTGGCCTCTGGGTTTGGCTTTTGTATACTGCCGCATGAAACAAAGGGGTGTTTACTGACAGCCGGGAAAGACCGGCACATGATTCCGGCGGATAGGCCGCATACAACAGTTGCATGGTGTTCAGGGTTCGACTCCCTGCGGAATCACAAGTGACCCAATACGACTACATCCGCACAGACCTACAGCCCGGCCAATGGGCTGTATTTTGGGACAACCCATTGCGCGGCAAATACACCATCGCCCGCTATTCACACAGCGAGCGTACAACACCGTTTGACCGGCACTGGGCGAAGAACGGCGAATACTTCGCCGAGGTGCAAGACCTGACTGAATGGATTGAAGAGCAGACTGAAGATTTAAAAAAGTAAACTTTGTTTACATAAAGATAAACACGGGTGTAATAATATTGCCCCGTGCGATTTCTGGGGCTAAACATTACCCGC